CTGGAAGCGGGAATTGATGTTCAAAAATTTTCCCACTGATAAGGATAAAAACTATATGGCAAAACAGAAAAGCCCACGTATCGTTACTCCCAAAGGCATCGCCGTTTACCCTTGGCTCAACAAACCCGATACCAAATTTTCGCCCGAAGGCGATTACAAGGTAACTCTTAAGGTTCCAGCCGAAGACGCAGCCCCGCTCATCGAACAGCTGGATAAAATTCTGCAAGAATACAAAGCAGAAGCTGTGAAGAAGGACCCAAAGGTTGCGCGTATGGCAATCAACGCGCCTTATGAAGAAGAGGCAGATGACCAAGGCAATCTGACTGGCAACTACCTGTTCAAATTCAAGCAGAAGGCTGTCATCAACATGAAGGATGGCCGCACGGTAGACTTAAAAGTCGCTCTGCTTGATGCGTCACGCACCCCAACAGACGTTCTCGTCGGCGGCGGCAGCGAAATCAAAATAGCGGCAACGGTTTATCCTTATGCGATGAACTCAACCAAAACCATTGGGCTAAGCCTACGCCCATACGCTGTGCAGATATTGCAGCTGGTTAAAGTAGGCGGTGGCGCAGCCGCTGATGCCTTTGAAGATGAAGACGGTTTCATCGATGACCACTCAGCCACCCAAGTTGCAAGCGCAAGCGTTGCGGAAGAGGCAAACGCTGCGGACTTCTAGGCTTGGCGGCGGGTCAATTACAAAATCAGATATACGCGCACACGCTCTGAAACACGGTTGGCGGTCAGGTCTTGAAGAAAGTCTGGCCGCTTATCTTTTTGATAAAGGCATTTTGTTTGAATACGAAAAACACAAGCTGACTTACACCGTGCCTCAACGGCAAGCGACTTATACCCCCGACTTTTACATAACGAACCGCAGCGGCAAGCAGATCGTTATTGAAACCAAAGGGCGCTTTGTAACCGCAGACCGCCAGAAGATGCTGCTCGTGAAAGAACAGCATCCTGACTTGGATATTCGGATGGTCTTTTCCAATCCCAATACCCGCATCTCAAAACAATCAAAGACAACCTACGGCATGTGGTGTGAGCGTCACGGCTTTCCTTACGCTGCCAAGGTTGTTCCAGAGGAATGGCTTAATGAATAAAGAAGATGTTAAATACATCGTTGTCCATTGCTCCTACACCCCACCAGAAATGGATATTGGCGCAGACACTATTGATAAGTGGCATCGCGCTAAGGGGTGGCTAATGGTCGGTTACCATATCGTTATCAAACGCGATGGAACCGTCGAGCAAGGGCGCAAACTCACCCAACAAGGCGCGCATGTGCGTCGAATAAACAAGAAGTCTGTGGGCATCTGCCTGATTGGTGGCATGAATAGCGCCAAGGATGGCCCAGAGGAAAACTATACGGACGCCCAATGGGAAGCACTGCGCGAAACCATTGATGACCTAAAGGCAAACCACTTCCCTGATGCAGAAGTCAGGGGTCATGTGGATTTTGATAAGGGCAAAACCTGTCCAAATTTCGATGCCAACCATTGGTACGAAACCGCAGAAATCATCAGCAATCTTTGATGACCCAAGGCTCACCTTAATTGGTGGGCCTTTCTTTTTAGAACCCTGACAACAAGGAAAACTATATGTCTCAAACACAAATCGTAACCGACCACCTCAACACCTATGGCTCAATCTCGCCATTGGAAGCCCAATCAAACTATAACATCTGGCGCTTAGCCGCCGTTGTGAACCGTTTGAAAAACCGTGGGCTAAACATCGACAGCCGCATGAAGACCGCGCCATCTGGTGCGAAATATGCGGTCTACTCGCTTGGATAATAGCGGGTCTGAATACCTGTACAAAGAAAGCTGCCCATCCTGTGGAAGCTCTGATGCCAGAGCCATCTATAGCGATGGGCATTCTTATTGTTTCTCTTGCCTCAAGCACTCCAGAGGTGACGGGCAAGAGACATCCATCAAAGAGGTGTTTATGAAAACAGACTTGTTACCCGCTGGTGAAGCACAGGCTTTACCAAAGCGTGGTCTAACAGAAGAAACCTGCAAAAAATTTGGATACACTTTGGGTGAATACCACGGCAAGCCCGTGCAGATTGCCACGTACCGCAACGAACAAGGCGAACCCATCGCGCAGAAGCTGCGGTTTGCTGGCAAAGATTTCAAATTCATTGGCGATACCAAAAGCGTGGGGCTGTATGGCCAACACCTTTGGCGTAATGGCGGCAAGATGCTGGTTATCACAGAGGGCGAAATTGACTGCCTCTCTATGAGCCAAGTGCAAGGCAACCGCTTTGCCTGTGTGTCCGTTCCCACGGGCGCAGCTGGTGCAAAGAAGGCTGTATCAAAGGCGTTAGATTTTGTTGAGGCTTTCGACAAGGTCGTGCTGATGTTTGACAACGATGCAGCTGGGCGCAGTGCGGCACATGAAGTTTCATCAGTGCTATCGGTGGGCAAAGCAGCCATCGCCACTCTGCCCCTCAAGGACCTCAACGAAATGCTTGTCGCTGGAAAGCACAAGGAAATGATTGATGCCATGTGGGGCGCAAAGGTCTATCGGCCTGATGGGATTGTGGCGGGTGAAGACCTATGGCCCACCCTTATTGAAGACGATGATAAGCCCAGTATCCCCTACCCATTCAACAGTCTGAACGACAAAACCTTGGGTATGCGGCGCGGTGAATTGGTAACCTTGACCGCTGGTTCTGGCGTTGGGAAATCACAGGTTTGCCGTGAGATTGCCTACCACCTTCTCAATGCTGGTGAGGCTATCGGCTACATCGCATTGGAAGAAAACGTGAAGCGCACGGCCTTGGGGCTGATGGGCTTAGCGTTGGACAAACCCATTCACCTTTCAAAGGAAGGATTAGAAGAAAATGATTTACGGAATGCTTTCGAGTCTACCGTTGGTAATGGTCGTGTATATCTCTACGACCATTTCGGTTCTCTTGCTACGGACAACCTCCTCAACAGAGTGCGATACCTTGCCAAGGGCTGTGGCGTTAGCTGGGTTATCCTCGATCATCTCAGTATTGTTGTATCAGGCTTGGATGATGGGGATGAACGGAAGGGGATAGACGTTATAATGACCAAGCTGCGCAGTCTCTGCGAAGAAACTGGCATTGGTCTTATCCTAGTCTCACACCTACGCCGCCCATCTGGTGACAAGGGGTGGGAAAATGGCGTTGAAGTAACGCTCAATTCTCTACGTGGCAGCGCGTCCATCGCGCAGCTAAGCGACATCTGCATTGCAGTTGAACGCAATCAACAGGGTGAAAACCCAAACATCTCAACTCTTCGTGTTCTGAAAAACCGCTTCACTGGTGAAACTGGTGTGGCTGGCTTTGTTCATTACGACACCGCCACAGGCCGCATGGTCGAAGTGGCAGACCCTGACCTATTCAAAGATGAGGGCGACAGCGAAGAGGATTTTTAACAGCTAGTCAAAAAGGACAGCGATTTGAACCTACTCTTCGATATTGAAACTGATGCCCTAGACCCCACGGTTTGCCACTCCCTCGTTATGATAAACGTGGACAATGGCGTGGTGTATTCATGCGCAGACCAAGAGGGATACATTCCAATTCTTCTTGGTCTGACCATCCTTGAAACCGCCAACCGCCTGATTGGGCACAACATCCAAGACTACGACCTACCTGCTTTGAAAAAGCTGTACGGTTTTGAGTTCGATGGTGAAATCCATGACACCTTACTCATGTCACGGCTCATGTGGTCGGACCTTAAAGACAATGATTTCAAATTTGTTGCCAAGCCCAAAGGTAAAGATTTCCCGCGCAACTTAATTGGGCTGCATAGCCTCAAAGCGTGGGGCCACAGGCTTGGAAATTACAAAGGCGACTTCGCATATACGGTGGAACGCTTCGCGCGCTGGTCGAAGGAAATGCAAGACTACTGCGAGCAAGACTGCCACCTCAACTTGGAACTCTACAATCTGATTATGTCCAAGTTTCCATCGCCTGATAGCGTGGCGCTTGAGCATGAATTTGCAGCCATTATTCGCAAGCAAGAACGCCAAGGTTTTGACTTTGACACAACAGCTGCGGACAAATTGCTGGCGAAACTGCAAGGTCGCCAAGCCGAACTGGCTGGTGAGCTACAGGCATCCTTTCCCCCGTGGCAGATCAAGGAACCTTTCATACCCAAGGTCAACAATAAGACCCGTGGATACGTGAAAGGCCAGCTGACATACAAGGTTAAGGATGTTGTATT